ATGGTGGAGCTGGACTAGAGGCGGCTCAACATCATAAGGTTACTGAGTATAAGAATTTAGTTCCTTTACCTGCAAAAGCTTATAAGATGCTAGGTTTAAAATCTTTCTTAGGTCTTCACAGTACTAAAAATAAAGCTGAGATAAGTAAAAGAGTATATGATACTCTACAAGCTGCTGTTGATCCTACAACAGGTAGATTCAATAGCGATTTAATTCCTGAAGGTACTAAGAACAAAGTTGAAATATCTATTATTGGAAACAAGTTAATAGAATTAGGGGAGAAAATGAGGAATGACCAGTTAAATGCTGGTGCTGACATGGGAGATGTAACTAATTACCTTCACAGATTTAAGTCATTAGATAAAGGAGCTGTTCAAGCTAATCAAGCACAGTTTAAGGAAGCATTATTAAAAGAATTTAATAATTTAGATTCTGCAGAAGCTCAATCAATAATCGATAACATCATAGACAACCCTGAAGTAAATAGTTTAGATGAAGCTATGCAGTCTAATGTAGGATCTTTGAATCCATCTTCTCATAGGAAAAGAACTATGAACCTTTCTGAACTAAAAGCTTTTGATGATTTTTATAATAAAGATATCTTTGCCAATGTAGCTAATGCAGCTAAGTCTGCTGCTAGATATGTAACTCAAATGGAGTATGTAGGTAAGGATGGAGAAATTGTTTCTGAATTATTAAATCAAATGTTAGAGGAAGGTGTGTCTAGGGAAGATGTAGCTAAAGTTGCCTTTAAAGTTAGAAATATTTTAGAAGCTGTATCAGGTAACTACAATAGACCTAAGACAGATGCTGGTAAGAAGCTTATGAGATTCCAAAAGAGTGCTATGTTTTGGATGACATTATCTGCTTTGCCTCTAGCTACATTCTCATCTCTACCTGAGTTAGCTATGACTCAAGGTGCATTAACTAATGAACAAATCTTTGGTGACAATGGAAGCATTAAGTCTATGGTTAGAGAGTTTGTTGGTAAATTTGTACCTCAATTAGAAAAAGTTGAAGAGAGTATTGAAGATGACTTGATGCAAGTAAATCCTAGAACTGAAGGTGAGAGGGTTATGCGAGAGCTTGGGTACTACCAATGGGATGTAGGTGCTGCTACAGTTGCAGGTGTCAGTGAAGTTAATGACAATAGAAGGACCGCAATGGAAGCTTTCTTTAGGATAACTGGTTTGACAGCATGGACAGATTACACTCGTGCTATTCGTGGGTCTATGGCTTTTGATTTTATAGCTATAAACTCTAGGATACTTGGGGAAACTAAGTATGCTGAGTCTACATTGTTTGATCCTGAAACTGGAGAAGTTATAGAAAGAGAATCTAATTCTGGAACACAAAGGAATACTCAGTTTACTCGTGAAGCTCAAGAAGCTGAACAAAAACTAAGAGCTTTAGGTATCCCAGTAGAACAATTTATTGCTATCCAATACAAGGTTGAGAATGCTAGGGGTGGGGTCAATAGCTTAACAGCTGAAGAGAATGCTCTTTGGGAACAGTCAATAAAGGAAGCTACGTTTAACTTTATCAATCAAACAGTTCCAATTCCAGGAGCAGCTAACCGACCTTTGTTATACCAAGACCCTAGGTATGCTTTGTTCACACAGTTCCAAGGTTTCATATCTACATTTACAGCAAATCAATTACCTCGTATGTGGAATGACTACCTTAAACGTGGTACTCCGCAGATGAAATACAATACGTTTGTCCTCATGTCTACTATGATAGCTTTAGGATTCTTTTCTCAAGCTATGAAAGACTTAATAAAGTTTGATGACGATGATGACAACGAAGGTACATTAGGTAATCCATATCTTGACACACCAGAGTATATTAGGCGTGGTGTTTTTGCATCAGGTTTAGCTGGTACAGGTGAACGATTAATAGATATGGTAGCTCCTATATATGGTCAAAGATCTAATGGTATGGGAGATTGGTTGTACAATCAAGCAACTGGCGAAAGCCCTACTCTAGGGTATGTTGGTAGACTTGGAGATGCTGCTATGAATCTTGCTGGTGGTGACGTTGAACGTGCTGTATATCAAGGATTGAAATCAGCCCCTCTGATTGGGCCATTAACAGATACTAATAAAAGAGTGGCAAGTACCTTAACTGGTGGTGGCTGGAATTACAAGGAGAATGATTGATGGGTAAATTAAATCTTACTGTTGACAATACCCCAGTAGATGACTTACAAGAGCGAATGATTATAAATAAGCTTGAGGGGAATAATCCTCAAGGGGATTTGTTTGCTCAGAAAGTTGCTGAAGATATAGCACAAGAAGGTACAGCTGCCCCTGTTTCTAATGTTGCTACTGAGGGAACTTTACGTCAAGCTATTGAAAACTTTACTCCAGAACAAGCAGCTGATGCTATTGGTCAACCTGTAGAAACTAACGCTCTTGATCCTAGGTTTGTAGTTCCTTCTTATGAACAAAGATTAGAAGATAATACACTTGCAGAAAAAAGAGCTTTGTATGATAGGCTTGAAACTCAACGTAATCCAGATGGTACATTAATAAAAATTCCAAGTGTTAAGATTTTCAAGAATACTCCTAATAACTCTGGAGTAACTGTGGATGGAAACATGGCTACTCGTAGTCAGAAATTAGTCAATGCTGTTGATCAAGGACTATTAGGTCTTGGACTAAGTGGCCTAGGTACATCTGCGTATACTGCTGTTAAGTCTGGTGAAACTGGACCTCAGTTAGCAGATAATATTGCTCAGTATTCAAAGGGTAATATACTTGCAGCGATTAGTAGATCAGATGCAGTAATAACAAAAGAGGATGGTTTCAAAGCCCCCAATAGATTGTTCACCCAAGTAGGTTCATTAGTTACTGAGAATATGTTAATGAATGTATTAGCTAATCAAACTCAACAGCAAAAAGATGCTCTCCAAGAAACTATGGGGCAAGAAAGTTTACTTGAAAAAGGAGAAGCAATAAATAAAACTTTACCTAAGATCACACAAACAACAGCTAATACTGCTATTGGTCAAGAGATACATCTTGAATATGTTCGTATGCGAAATGCAGTTATGGAACAACAGGGTGGTCCTAAAGAAGGGGAAAGTTATTTAGAAGCTAGGAGAATAGATAACCAAGAAGCAGCAACATTAGGTGCAGCTTTTAAACATCTGTGGGCTGAGTCTAATCCTGAATTAGTTAAACGAGTTAAGGGTGAAGATAATCAAATGGCTTATGTGTTAAGTCCTGAAGGTGAAGCTGTTTTAAGAATAGGAGAATCAGAAAGACAGAAGTATTTTCCAAGACAATTAGTACGTCCATTGAAAGTTAAAGGTCAAATAGATAACACTGATGTTGGTCTTAATGTTGCTAGATATATTTCTGGTGGTAAAAAGGGACAAGACATGGGGGTAATGTTAAAAGAAGCTATAAAAAATCTTTCTAGTATTGCCCATGTTGTAGATAAACAACGTCTAAGTATTCTTTTTGCAACATCTTTAAATGTTCTTGCTCAAGATGATGTTCAATCTTGGGAGGCTGAAATTAATGGTGTTGGTGAAACTGCTTTAGATAAGTTTAATGCTAGTAAAACTATGCAAGATACAAGGTTTGAAAAAGATTCTAGCTTGAAAGATAAAGAAGCTGTGTATGATGTCGAACAGAACATGACTATGAAAAGAAATAAATTGGCAAATGAGATTAGGTCTATGACCCAAAACCATGAAAGTGCAAACTATTTATCTTGGAACATACAAGGGTATCAAGGTAGACTTACTCCTCAACAGTCTTATTTTAACCCTACAACTTCAAAACAAGTTAGGTTTGTCACAAGAGGTGCTAACCCAGCTATTATAAAAATTGGAAGTCAACAAGAAAGAAATGTTCGTCAGATGTTTGCAATGCTTTTAGTTCCTAAAACATATGCAGCTGGTACAACACAAGCTCAAATTGATAATAAGACTGCTGAAGTTTTGAATCAAGCTGGTGATACTTATCTTCCAGAACAAAGAGATTTTCTTTTAACTCAGCAAACAAATGTATTGTATGAGTATGGGGCTAGACTAACAGAGTTGATGGCAATTACTGACACTGATTATAATAATATCATAGAAGCAATCAATGCTGGTGTGTCTTTAAACAATCCTAGTTTTCCAAAGGTTAATAACTTTAACTTAGATCCAGAAAAGGATGCAAGACTTATAGGTTTAATTAAGAAAAACGGTGATGATGCTGGTGCATACATGGATGCTCTTATAGAATTTAAAAAGTATATAGATTTTAAGAATGGTGTCACTGATAGTTTCAGTACTTATCTTAATGCGTACATTGATGGTAAAACTAATGGCCCTGCTAGTAATGCTATGATGTTAGGTAAGGCAGACACTTCCTTTTTAACAGGTGTGTTAAGGAAAAACAGAACATCCTTGTTAGATACTGGAGACATGAGAGATCAACTGATGGATCTTGCTTCTGAGAGTATTCAAACTGGTTGGAAAGTACCTGATGAAGCTATACCCTCAATGAATAATATAGCTATGGAAGTTTTTGCTAATCGTGATTTAGCTAAATATACCATTATGACTTTTGGTTATGGAAAAGAAATTGAAAGCTTTGGTAAATACATTGAAGAAGTTATTACATTACTTGGAGAAAAGTATAAACGATTAGGTGAAACAAAGTTTGCCGATGATCTTAAGATCCTAGAAGAAGTTTATAAAAATTCCGATGGTCTTACTGGTATTGCTAGGGATTTGAATAACAGATATGCAGGTTCTATAGTAGAAGTTTTAGGTAAAGAACCTATAGAAGCTAGATCTATTATGAGAGCAATTGCTGCTGAACACGCAATGATGAATGAACCTTTTATAATTTATGGCCCTAGTGGTATGCAGATTCATATTGGTGGAGAGTCCTCTACTGGATACGACAATGCTGATATGAGCACTTACAGGTTAAGCCCAATGAGTTTACCACAAGATCAATTTGAAACATCTAACATTGCAACTTACAATAAGGAAGCTACAGCTGCCGCTTCAAGGACTAGAGAAGGACAGTCGATGCCAGGAGAACTTGCATATGGTGGTTCTGCAGTTGCTCCTATCCAAGCAGTAGATGCTGCTGTGGTTATGATGACAGCTAGTGGTGAGTCTTTCAGGAAACTGTCGGCTGCGTCAGGGGGTAATCCTTATATGCACACAATCTATGATGCGTTTAAGATGGATGCTAATGGATATCATGTTATGCTACAAGAGGTTAATAAAAACTGGGAAAAAGCTACTATGAATTGGAGCTATTTAGAACAGGCTAAGAAATCTTTAGAGGCTGCTCGTGAAAGGTATAGACTTAAGATGCTTAGAGATGATAACAGGTTGACTGTTAATGAATCTATTTATATGGAACATTTATTAAAAGTTTCTTTGAATCCTACAACTGGTAAACGTCAGTTAGCTAATCTTAGAATGAATAACTTTAAAGGTGTAAAGAAAACTGATTTAGATTTATCTGCTATATCAAATGATATACGTTTAAAAATGAAAGAGGTTGGTTATGATATTATAAATCCACCTGATGTTCCTACTATTGCTCACATTAAAAAGTTTAGACAACTCATGGTAAAGTATTTTGACACAGACAGAAGACTAAATGCTATGATTAAAGAAACCAATAAGAATAAAATCGAATTGGCAAAAGACATAAAGAAGTTTGGATATAAATACCCCAATGGTGAAATGGGTGTACTTCAATACTTTGCTCACTAAAAAAAAATAAACCCCCAAGGATATCTATATGATACCTTGGGGGTTTTTAATTTTTATTTAAGCATTCCTCGTTTAGCGAGTAACTCTTTGTAGTCTTTCATTTGATCATGCTTTCTTTTCTTAGCTGCTTGATCATCGATTTCTCCAGCGGCTAGATCTTCTGATATACCAATATCAATTACTCTTGGCATAAGATCTTTTGTGTATGCTAGATCATCTGTTAGTTGTGTTCTTGTTAGTGGATTAGAATTCCAATCTGATATGAATTCTTCATCATCAACTTGCACACCTCTTAGTGCTAAATGATTATATGATTTACGCGAAGAAGTAGTCACTGTTTTCAATCTCCTTTATATCTAGGGTGCCAAGAGTAGGTTGTTCTACATCATCCTCGGCATCTGTTATGAAGTTACGTATGACTTCAAAGTAATTATCATAGTCATACATACGTATGAACACTTGTTTCGTAAGGTCTAATAGTCTATCTACATCAGATGCATGGGTACTAAAGCTATCATGTACAGCTGCAAAGCAACCATTCCATTCTGATATTACCAAAGCCATATGACTAGCATCCATAGAGTGTATGTAATTTGGTGACATACCACAAATGAAACCTCTTCTATCTGGCATACGTGTAGGCACTAAGGCTACGTGTGTTACTTGACCTGTCTTATTACCATAGCCTTTGATACGTCCTCTAGCTTTTCTGTCTTGCATTATCCATTTTTCATAAACAACATTAAAACCTGAAGGCGTACTCCATTTAATCTTATCATCTCCTTTACCATGTTTTAACCTAGTTGTGAACTGTTTTAGTTTTATAACAACATCATTTAGTTCCTCTAGATCTTTATCGGTTTTAAAGTTCTTTTTCATAAGATCATCTCGTAGTTGAGAGTACTCCCTATACTTAGCATTAGCTTCATACCCATCTGAATCTATTTTAACATGGGAACCTAGCTGATACATGGACAAGTCTTGTAGGTAAGTCATAGTAGATAGAGGTCCAGGACATACTTTATCAATAGCTTTTATAAGAAGCTTTGACAGCTTAGTGCAATCATCTTGTGTAATACCATACTCTGTATGATAGTCTTCAGACTTACAATCAAAGAACATATTCTCAGCAATCTTTTTAGATCCTGCAGAGTATGCTCGTGTCATAGACCCACGTTTAGATATACCTTTACGTATACTTTTCATAGGCATTGCAGCCAATATAGAACTAAGTCTTTCATCTTTACAGATGTTGATCATTTCTTTTGCAGTTTGAACATAGAAATCTTTTTGTATTTCAGAAGGTATTAAACCTACTAGATCTCCTGTTTGTTCATCCTTAGAGATAGCTCCTAAGTGTTGCCACCCATTATTACTACCATCTATAGGTATGGGTAGTGAGGTCATGTGTATTCTATTATCTTTAAACGCACAGTCAAACTCATACCATTCTACACAAGCAGCGAGGAAAGATACTTTCTTTTCAGCTTCACTAGAAAACTGTTGATGCTTACCTGCATCTTTGATCTCAGTCATGTATTGATTAGTCCATTCAATACGATCTTCTAGTGTCATCTTATCCACAGATATGTTATCTAGTCTTTCACTTTCTAAATGACTTTTATAATCTGCAACACACCACTCAGGTATTTCATCTATCCCATATGACATATTGAATACAGATGCAGTGTGTATTGCCAACCATTGCAATCCACTTTCAGTCATTGGCTTGGCGTGTTTGAATTTAAACAAACCCCTAGCTAAATCAGATCCTTGGTAGTTCATAAAGCTTTCACAGTAGTAGAACCTACCTCTGTAATCTACATCAAGGTACTGGTAGAACTCATCTAACTCTGATAGCTTACGTGCTTTCTCTGATATGAATGCCCACTCAACCATCTTACTTCTACGTTTAAGTTCTTTAGCATCGTTATCCTCTATTGGTTCTTCAGATATAAACACTTCTCTGTTAAGCACCATTGCATCATACACTGGTTTGTTGATAGTCCAAGCTGTTTGTTGTAGTTTATTGATTGCCTGTACCCAAGGTGCGTACTTGTTTATAGTATCACCTTCAAGTCTTCCTTTAATAACTGGTCTTCCTACTCCATTAATACTTTGAAACATTTTAACAATGTCTTTAGGTTTCTCTGTAGTAGTAGCAGCAAGAGGAAAGCTAGTACCTTTAGGTGGTATAGATCCTAACTCAAACCAACGAGGGGCAGCTGACACAACGTGACAACTGTTCCTAGTCTTGGCATACGACAACTCAATAAAGTTTAAGTTGTACAGTGCTTCTATAAATAGATCACCGATTGATACTTGAGAACCCCAAGGTAGGGGTTCCCGATCTAACTCTCGTCCAACACTCTGACCTATCTTAGTAGAAGCATTGGTCAATGTTGTAGTCCCTGCTGGACTAGAGCTAGTATCTTTTGTAAATTGCATCTGTAATATTGAGATGCTTTTAAGAACGTAGTCTTCCATACGTTCACTATAGTTTACGGACAGTCTCAATAGAAGACCTGCTAAATGAGGTCTTCGTCTTGCTGGACTTACCCCATCTACCCGATTAACAAGGTAGTCAACTATCTCTTGGAGTGCTGACATATAATCTCCTATGAAGTTATGTAATCAAAACCTTCCTCTTGAGCTAAGAGTCTGGTAGTTTTAGTGTCGTAACTGGCAGATCCTGCATCACCTGTTTGCCCTGTAAACCTAGACTTAAGCACTCTGAAAGTAACTGTGTTACGTTCATAGTCATCTTCTGCTACTAGGTTTCTAGAGAATGCAATGATATCAAATGAGATCTGTTTGATTGAACCAGAACCTTTAATGTCATCTATAGATGCAATGTTACCATCCTCAAAGGCTTTACCACCCTGTGCTTTACGCAAGTGTGAGATTAAACCTAGCCATATGTTATGTCGTTTGACTATCTTTAGTAAGTCTGACATAAACTTATCGATAGCTTCATTACCTGAGAGTCCATCAGTACCTTCAGATACAGCAATAGTAATGTGATCTAGTACAAGATACTTACAACCCATAAGAGCCATGTATTCTATCTTATCTACTAGGCTATCATCACCTACAGAACCTTGATGATCTAGGAGGACGAGTCTTTCATCTCCAAATACTTCATCAAAACCCTGTCTAAGCTCGTCTTCTGATGGCTGTGTATCCTCATTAAGAGGTTTCTTGAGGGCCATGCCGATAAACTTCTCTGCCGTGTCTCCAACGCTCTCCTCCAAACTGATAAGCCCAATCCTATCATCGGTTTTTGATAAGAGATCCAAGATAATCTCTTTGATAACAGTAGATTTACCACTACCAGTTCCAGAAGTGAATAGAGTAATCTCACCATGCCTAATTCCTTTTAGTTTCTTGTTCAAACCACTGAGGCAATCAGGGTAAGGAACACACTCTACGTTTTGACGTTGTATAAACTGATCCCATATTGGTTGACCAGTTACAATGCCTGATGGGTTCCAACTCTGTGCATTCCATATGCATTCTATCAGTGTTTTCCAACCATGTTTCATTAATGTTTCGTTAGCGTCATTCTCTGGTAGCTTTGCGACCTTTGCTTTTCCTGGTTTTATCATCTTACCAAGGAAGTCTGTCATCTTTTTACCAGCTTCATCTTGATCCATCATAATGATAACGCTTTTGAAACTATTTATCCAGTCCCTTTGAGCCAAAGCACAAGAGGTAGCAGAAGCAGTACTAACACCGACCACGGAATATGTTCTTCCATACTTTTCTTTGTATGCTTGGGCAACTGAAAGAGTATCAATGGCTCCTTCACAGATGACCAACGTAAATCCTGATGTTGCTTGTCGTTGTCCGAATAGTTCAACATTTTTAAAGTCTCCATAAGTTTTAAAAGTCTTTGGTAACTTACGTTCTTGGTAGGCTGCAATGTTACCATCAACTGTCCAAGGATAGTAGTGTGCTTCTGGTTTCCCATTCACATCTACAGACATTTTAACATCGAAATGATCTACAATCTCTTGTGAAATTCCACGAGAAGTAATAGGGTAACTTCGATAACTTTTTATTTGTTCCATTGAAGGTCCAAAAGATCTTTCAATCATATCGTCTTGATCTATTAATTCATTCATGTTGTTTTTACTTTCTTTAAAGACTGTTTTTCCACATGAGAAACAGTGTGTTCTTGGATTATCATCATTGTATATATGGTTTGCATCAGAGCTACCACAACTTTCACAATTTATCTTCACCAGAAATCCCTTTCTTCTTTTATATCTCTATTGTTGTTACGTTTCTTTCGAGTCTTTGAGTGCTTTGAATCCCACTTCAAGTTCTTTTGTTTCTGCAATTCTAACCCAGAGGTACTCTCCTCCTCGCTTGACTCGATCTCTTTGTAAGATGATACCTTGGACAGTTTTGTCATTGAACTCCTCAAATATGTTTTGGTATGTATCTAGTAATGGTTTAATTATATTGTCTAAATCAGATGCTCTATTAGATAATCCAGCATAGACTATAAACAGCACAGGTTTATCCTCAAAGGGCCACTTAGACCCTATGAGAATTAATGCCATGTCTTCTTGAAACTTTTTGTAATCAGCTGTTTTGAAGGTTGTTCTGTTCTTCCGAACAAACATTCTGTTTGCCGACAATGGTTTCATTTGGAATAGGGTTTCCATTTCTCCTCTCCGCTGTTCTGATAGCGTGACAGTTATGGCATACCACTTCTGTCTTAACTATCTCTTCTAGGATTGCACTTATATCTCTGTCCCACGAAATCATACGAGCAACATTATGAAGCTTCTCATACTCAGGTAAGTGGTCAAAGGCTAAAGCATCTGGGTGTTTGTTGTATCCACAATCAGTACACCCTATGTCAGTCTTCAGTATCCCTATGAACTGACGTTTGTTCTTTCGACTTATGCTTTTCAATTTGTTTCTTAATGTCATCTAATTCTTCCCAAGAAGTTATCATTGTTAGTAGACGCTTGGCAACGTCAGGATCTCCAGCTTTGTTTGCTCGCCAAGCAGCTCGCACCCTATTCCACCTGCGTTGCATAGGAACTCCAGATAAAAGCTTCTCTGCTTTCTTAGGGCCAATGCCTTTGATTCCTGGAATGTTATCAGAGCGATCACCAGTGAGGCATTGAAGCATAAGCTTATAATTAGCAGTATCTTCAGAGATCTCTTGGATTTCTTTCTTGACAAAGTTGTAGTGGGTTCCTGGGATTTGTAGGAGATCCTTGTCGATCCCAGCCACTGCG